CGCCAATTTTGATGACTGGTCTTCCAACTACTAAGTATAATAGGGTGTAAACCCAATAATGAATACATTAACATTTCCACTTCCAGGATGGGGTCATCAGTTTGTCGATCTTGTTTGGTTAAGTCATTCTCAAAAAAACCAAATATGTCAGAGAATTGTCTAACTCTAGCTGATATTTCATCAGGCCTTAACCCATCAGTATAGATTATGTGATCATCTAGTAACTCTTTTAACCTATCTTTTATTTTGACAAAACATTTAGAATATAACGCGCACACCGACTTGCGTTGCCACACTATTATTCTAGCTTGTTGTTCCTTCATCATGTTAATCTCTTTGTCTTTTAATAAAGATTCAAGTTTCAGATGTATGTTGACATCATTTAATGGTTTTGCCAATAATTCTCCAGCCAATAATTCATTTAACTCTACTTCTATTTTGTCACAATCTTTATTGTCTTCAATCCAAGACTTTACGTCAGCAGGTTCAATAATTATCAGATTGTTCCTGTAATGTGGTATCATGGTTTCCCAACCAGGTTTAAAAAAACCATCACAAATATCATAAATAACGGATTCTGGTTTTGGTGTTATTCTTCTTATATGAGCAACAGAAAAGATTCTACCAATAATGGATCTCCCTTCTTCAAAGCAAGCTTTAGTGAGAACAGGACGTGATTTAATAGGATACTGGCACATTGTTATCTTTTCAGAGTTGATGATTTTACCTGGTAGTTCCCTTGATTTGATTATGGTTCTATTAAGTGGTGCATACAAGTTAAGCCAATCTGTCAAGTCAGTATCGGTCCACAATTGCATTGCTATAGGATTTGGGAAATCTAAAAGTGGTTCAATATTGCTCGCAGTGAAGTTAGGTGTATAAGGTGCTATATAGATATCCAAAGGTGATTCATGGTGGTTAATTATTGAGGGCTCTATAGTTAATTTAAATTCATTAGAATCACTCATAGTAAAAGAATTGAACGCTAAGCTGTCAAGCATGCTGGATTTAATTTGTTTTCTATTGAGATTCCAGATTTAACATTCCACTTATCATCAGAGTGAAAATTTTGTACTGCTCCTGGCAATTTCCAACGCAATCTATATTCCGTCTCTTGGCCACCTTTACTACCTTTAATTATAAACAATTCTGCTGAAGGGATTACACAATCACCGTTAGAGTACATTTCAATAGGTTCCAACAAATCTAGATCACAAACAGACGGGCTTAAAGTGACTAATTTCACAAGCTCATCAGGTTCATAATGTGATTGCAATGTTTCTATGATTTTGATTTCAGAATTTTCTGATTCAGAAATCAAAGATATCAATTGCTCTAATTTGATCAATTGTTCTCTTTCTTCTAACAGTTTTAATTTGATTTGAATTTTATTCTTCTGCGTGACATAATGGGTTTTAATATAATTTGATAGTTTTTCATTCATTATGCACTCAGTGTAAACGGTATTCCCTTCAATTAAGCATTTTTCGTAATACTGAATTAATTTAACAGTGGAATCGAGTTCACATTCATGAGCATAGTATTTCGTTCCCATCCGCACACATAATCTATTATAACAGCGATTGTGAGTGACAAATAGATCTGGTGGTGTGATTGATGGTATACAATACATTTTAACTGTTTTTGCAAGCTTGATGTATCCTTCTTCATCATAATTATGATGTGATCTGTTGTCATAATCAGCTACAATCAAATTGTAATCACTACTATAATTTGTTACGATGGAATTACTTCTGATCAAAGGTTTATTTCTTTCACAGAATTTAACTGTTGCCTTATTCAGGCATAACCAGCTAATAGACTTATCTGTTACTGAGCGTACGTTCCGAGTCAACGGGTAAGTGAGATGTAAATTGATTATAAAGCAAGGGTTTTCACATGGTATATCTGAGTAGATTAACAAGTTAGATTTGTAAATTTCATAATTCACATTAACCCAGCCATGTTTAGTATTTACTACTCCAATAGACAATGATTTGTCGCGGTGGTGTGTGATACCAAAATGCACTGAATTAGTTTTGTTCAATTCAGTTGTGGTCATATGTAATTCCTGCCTTGAACTCAGACTGTGCAAAGATATAGATCTCATTCTGGCATGAAAATTTTTAACAAACTTGTTTCCAAATTTTGACATCATGATGATTGGGTCACATAACTCACTGATTGAAAAGGTATTTTGCATTTGAATTATATGTTCGTTCAAATCATTGTCCCTTATGTTTGTGGTTAGTGGTTGGCTCATTAAACTATATTGTTCATCTAAACCTATGACACTGACAACGCTACAATGTTTAACAATTCCAACTTCACCTATATTAAGACATATTGTCGGCGCATTGAATAACTTAAATAATTTACCAGTTGAAGTTTTAATTAACATGAAATTGATTCCTATGGATAATAATCCGTCTCTTAATTCATTTTCTGTAACTCCAGGTTTAAACATGTTGGTTACTGCTATTGAAGAAGTGGTTTCTATTTGTCTAAATGAATCAAAATCAAACACATTCTTTAAACACATCAATACACAATGGCCATTTGTAATTGGGTTAAATACTTCACTGTATTTAATGTTGCGCATTTGCCATATGCCATCTGGTAGTTCTATGTTCCTGTAACTGTCAACTAATTTCATGTTATTACCAATTTTTGATTGTTCTAGAACCCTAGGATGAGATCTGGGGCCAAAACTTGATTCAGAGTACAAAACTTTGTATAAATTAACATTGTTTATAGCCATATTAGCTTTAAAATCTTTAATTTTTTTTAACGAACACTTAGCATTGATCAAGCCTTGAGTTAACTCTTCATTTAATTCTAAAGAGCTAATTTGACAACCAACTCCAAATTTTGGTAATAACCAAGCCCAGTGCCATTGATCAAAAATTTGTGGCAGTATGATTATAAACATTTCAGAAAATAACCCATCCAGGATAGTGCCATGACCACCATGGCAAATCATTGCAAAACACTTCCCTAGCATGTCACAACAATTAAAATGCTCTAGCACAAATAATTTTCCTTGAGTTCTATTTACTATTTCAGTTATTTTCGCATCAATCACAACCTTCCAATTTTTATCGTATATCACTACATTGTAACCTAAATTGCATATTTGTTCACCCAAATTATAAAGGGCTAATGGTTCAATCTCTGCAGAACAGCTGCCAAAGTTAATAAATACACTGTTTTCAGGTATGGATGTGGTTTTAAACCTTCCATTCATAAACGAAAACTGCAATGGTCCAATGCAAGGGTTATGGCCATAACCTATCACCATCCAATCAAAGCATGTAGTTAAATGTTTAATCGGTATATTCCGTTTTTGGAAACCTTTACCTGTTGTAATTGGAATGCTTAATTCATACTTGTAAAATGTATCAATCAATTTGTCTGATATTGTGGGTTCGCTGTCAATGGAACCCATCATACCTAATGGGAAACAATCTATTATGATCCAATTTTTCCCGTAATACTCTGCAAAGTTTTTATACAATGTCATGGAATGAGAACAGAATATTTCACAATTGTAATTTTGATACATTGACAACACCTCTTCTAGTTTACGATGCATGATAGTTAAATGCTTAAAGCTAGTTAATGCTACATAAGCGGCACCTTTATATTTGTAATCCATTGCCATTTTCATAGTGTCCTTTGATGAGACTTCTAAACTGTAAAACCTTTCTTTGGCAACGTAATGTTCAAACTCTGGATGGGATATTAATATACATTCCTTTCCAGTGCCATTCAAATGATTCATTATTGACAAAATCGGTAACAAATCACCTGTGCTACCATAACTTATCATTATCACATCAACTTTAGTTAATTTGTGGATCGTAGTTAAGTGCAAGTCTGCTACAGGTCTATGTTGACACACAGTTAGATTGGACAAGATTTTTGGGTTGTATTTAATGGGAGGGTAATTTTTAAGTACATCAATCACACTACCCTTATTGGATTCATTTAGGAAATCCATGGCCAATTTCTCTCTATAGTCTTTGGTTAGATACATTAATGGTGACTCCATTTTATAAAAATCCCAATTATTTTCGAATAGTGAAGGGCATAATTCCAAGTGACCGATCCAATACTTGCCCATATAAATTAACACTTTTGTTTTTTCTGACTTTACATGACAAGGTTGTAAATTGTTAATCCTAAAACAGATATCAGCTATAACATAACACCATAAATAATATTTCCCTGCTTCCCCTATTGTAGATATAGCAGCTCGTGCTATGCTACCGTAATCTATTTCCAATTGAGGGATTATAGCCTTAACATCACCTGCTGACATCTTGAAATAATGATCAGTTTTTGTAAACCAATCTTTCATTAATTTATTTTCAATTATTGTTACTATAAATGCTAGTTCAAATTTACTTTCGCCGTTATTTCTAGGTGCCTCAAATTGGAACATTCCAGATTTATGGTTGCAAGCAGCTACCAAATATTGATCAATATTCCCATGACATATGGTGCTTAAATTTAAATACACACCTCCAAACTGTGATAGTAATTTGCATTTAATCCAGTCTGATTTAGCTTGAGGGCTAGTATTGCTTATGTCACCACTCGGCAGTTGAACATTAACAAGGTTAACATTATCATCGGTTACAAATAACATCCTATAATCTGGGTTAGGGTATTGCCATGATCGCATACATGAAATGTAAAATTCAGGTAAATCACCTGATCCCCAATACGTCCAAATTATTTTTGGGACCTTACCAAACTTACCATTAATATACGTCACATTTGGACAAGGACCTGAA